CGAAGAGTGAAGAGATATACAAGGTAGCGGTCGCTGTGACACCAGAACTTGCAAGTTGCCCTGCGTTCGATGTTTTAAGCCATTTTGTACCATGAATCTTTCCAACTTCTCCATTAAGAAGTGAATCAGCGTTTCCTTCAGTATACTTATTAGCATCAATCCATCCACCAGTCGTTGTGTCACTCATCAGATCATATAATGAATCTGGGTGAGCTACTCCGACAAAGGTACCATCGTCTTGTTCAACTGCGTCTCCACGGTTGAGCGTTCTCACTGATTTTTTAATTTCAGTAATAGACATGACACCGGTAGCTGGGATAGATGTATAAGCGGCTGCGGCGACTCCTGTTGCTGCCTGGATCGTACCAGCGGTCTGGACAATATTCCGAACAACTGTATCAATAGAAAGACCTGCGTTGTATGCGAGTCTCTCCATGACTGCTTTCATTATGTCTCCAAAAGCGGAGTAAGCAACGATATCTGAAACAGATACGGCTGCATCATATTGAGCGGTTGAACCGGTAATGTTTGTCGTAGTAAAGGCTTGAGCCGTTGTAGGCACACCTTCACCTTGACCTGCTGACACTGTAGCCAAGTTAGTAAACCTTGTCCAATAAACAACACCTGTACCAAAACCACCCTGACCCTGTGGGATCTGACGGTTTACCTGTCCAAGCTGTTTATGAACGAGTTTTTTCTCGGCAACTCTCAGAAACAGTTCATCGTAGTAACGGTTTTTAATCGCACTACTAACAACTGTTAATGACGAAATCGATTTTGCTGCATCTACGGCCATGATTAATCACCTCCTTTCTGGAGCGTGTTACCACTGACCGTTCGCCTTCATCCACGCTTCCATCTCTTTAAGGCTCATCTTACTAGGGTCTGGTTGTGAAACCTGACCACTAGATCTGACTCGGTTAGTGATACCCTGGTCGGACTGGATGGCTTTTACCTGCCGTGCCTCTTGAGCTATTTGCGTTTGTTTACGTGTAAGTGCTTTCGCTGTTGCAATTGCCCTTCTGCCTGCCTCAAGCATTGTTATGCCTGGATTAGCTTTGTAAATACTCGCTCCTAGCTTATCTAGTTCAGAATCATAATCATCTGAATCAGAATTGAACTGAGGCAATGTCATCTTTAGAAGGTCTAGTTCTAAAGCAGTGGTTTTATCCACACCTTGACCGGATGGTTGTACTGGAGACATTGGCTGAGTTGGTTGATAAACCTGAGCCTGCTGTTTTTTAGCAGCATCTAGCTCTCTCTCTAGCCGTTTTTTCTCCCCGTATACCTCTTTGAACCGATTCTCAGGGACATACCGTTTTCCTGTTTCATCCTCTGCGAGTTGTGTTTCAGTCCCTTCATCTACTGACTTGGGATCAATAGTTTCAGTTTCCGCCGACTTCTCTGCCGTTGCAGTCTCTTCCACAGCGTTTTCTTCTTGAGCGGTTGGTTTCTCAAAGCCAGTTTCTTCTGGCATCAGTTTGCCTTCGTCGTCAGTAATCTGACGGCCGTTGATGGCATCTGCAACCTGTTTAAATGGATCCATTTTATTGAATCACCTCCTTTCTGCAAGGTTAAGTCTGTAACCAAGAACAGCCAATTTTCAATGGCATAGATTTAACGTTGATCTAAGAACGAGTCTCTTGTGAAGACTAAGCGAAAAACTTTATTTACCGCTCAGCTCTCGCAAGTCAACCAACCTATCATTTAACACTTTGTAATACCCAGGTATAAATGAGCCCCATCCGCAAAACTTACATCCTACCGATCCGTCATGGTTATCCCTATATCCAACATGTTCCATAAATCTCTCTTTTGAGTGTGTCTGACATACATCAATCGGTATTCGTATGTTTTGATGTTTTTCAGCATCCCCCCAAAACTCTTCATCTTTTGATTCAGGCAAGTTAGGCAGACTCATTTTTCTTATCCTCCTCACGCTTTGCTTGTAATGTCTTGACGGCAGAATCTACTTGTCCGAGTAATCTTTTAAGCCCCAACAACTCCTGTCTTTTGTTCTCAAACTCAATTATCGGTTTGGCTTCATTCATCAAAGCATTAACAAACAATTTGATTTGATTCTGGTAATATGATTGAATATAAGCCCAACCTTTTGTTGTAAGCATCTCCTCAAACGCTACCCCACGCTCTAATTGCTCTCTAAGAGCCTCTTCCTGTTCTGGTGTTAGTGTTACTTCATCCATTTCTACCTCCCATCTGTTGTGGCATCTGTACGCCTTGAGTTACCTGCTGTTGGATATTAGCGTGCTGCATTTGAGCATTTTCAAGTATTGCCTGCATGTCCTGAGGTTGTAGTGGCTGTGATTGATCCGGCATTTGTCCTTGTCCTTGTTCTTGCCCCTGATTCATTTGAGGCTGAGGAATATCTGTCAAAACATCATCATCCGTAATTCCTAACTGCAATTTATCAACAAACTGTGATGTAAGCCCGATGTAATTAGGCATTTTCTTCTGCATTGCAAGTCCTTGAATCCACTGAGGGTTACTGATTTGATTGATAACTGCTTGAAGGTTCTGTGTCCGTGAAGAAGGGTCTTGTAGTTGATCGACAGAAGGCTCAGCGATAAAATCATAGTCTCCGACTATTGAAGATTGGATATCATCGGGTAAAAGGTTAAGGAAAGCGAAACTTCCATCACCGGATATTTCCATCTTTGCCACTTTATCTGTCTCACCAGGTAGGATTTGTTCTCCATCGATTGTGGTTTGAGTTAGGTTTGTATTATCCCGAAGATAGGCAACCTGATCTTTACCAAGAATACGAAGCTTTTGAGCATCGGTTGTATATTGAAGCCTCAAGTCTTTCCATTGATTAACAATCCTTCCAATAACCATGTGACTGAAGAGCTGAATCTTTAACTTAAACTGGGCATTGGCTTCGTTTTGAATCAATCTGATTCCTGTTGCTGTGTTGTTGGTGATATTATTTTCTGATTGAATACCCTGGGTATAATCTGTTATCCCTGAGCCGTTTTGCATTGCTGCTGTGAGATAGTTCATTGTTTGAACAAACGTTTGTCCTGTGACATCTGGTGTCACTAGGGGTTGTACTGCTTCCATATCATCAGTTGTAACGATATTCCCTGGGGCTGAAATGAGAGTGTGAAGATCAACTCCTGAATCCTTTTTAACCTTCCACATCGTCCTAAGAGTTAGCTGGACATTATCTAGTCTCTGGTTAAGGACTGCATTAATTGCTCTTTGAATACGATCAATCGGCTCAATCTCACCCATTCCGTATAGTTCTCCTGGATAAGGATAATCAACCCCATAAATAATTGGCATCTCATTATGGAAATAGGGATTTTCTACCTCTCTGATAACGAGATTATAGGCAGGTACGACGTACGTCCATTTGTCCTTAGTGATTCTGCGTAAGATAACAACCTCAGGATTACTTGCGTCTTCTCCATGATACTCTTGGGTTGAGAGCATGATTCGTCTGTGTTCTCTAAACTGAAGATCTGCCGGTCTTCCACCACTAACCTTTTGATCAGTATCTTTAGCTGTCTGCATCAGCTCTTTAAGCTTGGGTAGGTTTTTCCAATACTCAACACCTCTTGCATCATTCTCATCTTCTAATTCCTCAAAAGTTGAGAATGTTCGATAAATAAACCAGCGCATATTTTGAAGAGTTGAAGCATTCGGATCTGGGAAGCAGTCATAGATATTTAATGTCTCGAAGTTCGGACCATCAAATTCTGTATATGTTATTTTCTTTGTGCTCTTGGGTGTCCATACTAGGCGTCCATTTACTTTCTTAGGAACCATCTGTTCTTTTTCACACTCTCGATAGTCCCAATATGTCCTACCAAATGCTGTACCAAAGATAAGCATTGATTTAACAAACATAACAAGCTTAGGAAACATCTCAGCTCGTCTCCAGTCATACTTCATAAGAGCGGACAGGATTTGAGAAGTAACCACATCGCCCTTCTCTTGAGGATAGAATGTGCCTGTAGGCTCATTGGCAACCATACGTGGGGTGATTGTCTCGATGATTCTAAATACTCGTGGATCAAAGACTCTTGCTCCATGGGGGTAGGTGTTCTTGTCAATGAAGGTTCTATAGAGCTCTTCCTGGGCATTCATTCGAGAGTGGACGGGGTCTAAATACCTTTTCGACAGGAGGAATTGCTGATTCTGTTCAGAACAGATCTTTTCTTCATCCATTTCTGCTTTCGTTTTAATTGGTGCAGTATTTTTAGCCATAAAAAAAGACACACCACCTTGATAGGCGTGTGTCCTGCGTTTAATTTAAACGTCTAGACATTAATCTACTTATGTAAATATATCAAATAATACTTCAAGTCAAGTATTTAGGTTGACTTCTCTCGAAGCCATGTCTTCTTATTAAAAAATGACATCTTCTCGATTGCTCCTGCTCTCACTTCCATCTGCACCTCCATTGTGCCGTATTGAAGCTCTCGTGCAGTATCCTCAATAGCCAGTATGTAAGGCTTTTTTAATCTGATAGCTTTCGCTATCATTGCTTCTTGATCTAGTGTTAGTACGGGTTCATTCATGTAATTAATTTTGCGATATACCTATCATGACCATTCCACCAATGATATTTTGGACACTCCTTCCATTCTACGAATTGCTGCTCTCCAACAATGGAATCATATTTATCGAAGCGACGATAAAAAGAGTTTAGCTCATTTTGAGCTTCACCTTGTTTTTTGATAAGTTCTCTTCCGCACTTAGTACAATATCTCATATACCGATAACATTATCATATACTGGACGATAGACTGGGCGTTCTGTTGACTCTTGTTTGGGCTTTAGGCTCTCCATGCCATATCTTCCAGCATCCATAGCGTTAGACCACTCGTGAACTCTGTCATCGGGAACATTGAGTACATTACCCTCCCTATCTACCATCCAAGCATAGTTTTCGTATGCTTTCCAGGTCTTTCTGCTTCTTTTAGTAACGCTGATCTTCTGAGACTGAACATACTGAATGCCCTGACTAACACTCCCGGGCCCCTTCTGTGATCCAGTGATTAAGACACCATAACTAGAAATCTCATCTATTGATTTCGGTTCTG